TCGGGTATGAGTGATACCCGGGTGCGTCCGACGACGGTCGCCTCGGCCATGCCGCCCTCCCTCCTCTACTGCGCTGTTTCCAACTCGGCGAGCCGTGCCCGCCAGTGGTCGACTTCCGCCTGGTCTTCCTCCCGCGCCGCAGCCGGCGAGAACGAGTCCAGGTACTGCTCTGCGCGCTGCTGCGCCTGGGCCTTGGCCTCGTCGTCCACCTCGTGCGCCTCCAACACCGGCGGGTGGATGGGCTCCATCTCCGGCGGTCGGCCCTTCAGGTGGGCGGTCCACAGAATGCGGACGAGCATGAGGAGCGCGTTGTACTGGGCTGCGGCCAGGAACGTGGCGGAGTCCCAGCGGCGCCCTTCCGTGTCCCCTGCGAGTGCGGCCTTGGTGGCGGAGTCCTCGGGGAGGGCGGTGACGAGGTCTCTGAGCTCGGCCCAGTTCATCGACCCCTCCCCCCAGGACATGGCCCAGAACTCCTCTAGGCGGCGGCCGGGGTAGTAGCGCTGGATGTCGGCGCGGACGGCTCCTGCGTGCTCGTCGAGGAGCTGGAGGAGCCAGATCCTTCCCCCTCGTCGGTACCGGCCTCCTGCTGAAGCTCCTCGATCAGATCCTTCAGTTCGGCGACGGTCAGGCCGACCACATCGATCAGTTCGTCGAACGCCTCGGGCGGTGTGGCGACCTTGCGGAGGACGTCGATCTGCTCGGCTCCTCCCTCCTCTCCCACGGCGCGGACGACCTTGACGGGCCAGTAGTCCTGGGTGAGGAAGGAGCACGTCTTCTCGATGACGGTGCCGGGGGCTTCGCCGGGGACCTCGTAGACGAGGTCGATGTGCTTGATGCCTGCGGCCTGCGCCTGCTGGGCGCGCATCGGCGGGAGGCGGACGACCTTGCGGTTCGGCTTGGACATGATCTTTCCTTCTCGGGCGGGGGTCGGGGCGGGGGCTGGTCAGGTGGCCTGTCGTGCCGCCCCCGCCCAGGGATTGAGCGCGACAGGCCACCAGCTGAGGGGGTTACGGGGTCTCGGGCTCCAGCTCGGGGAGGGTGACCTCGGTGATCTGGTGCTGCACCGACTGCGCACCGCCGGGCGCGGCGAGCGCGGTGAAGGTCATGCCGAAGTTGCTGCTCTCCTCGGAAGAGTGCTTGATGGCCTCGCGGTCGGACACACCGCAGCGGGCGATCATGATGCGGTGCCGCTTCCCCGACATGATCACGTCGAGGCCGAGGGCGATCTCCACCGTGTCCGTGACCGACCCGGAGCCGAAGCTGATGAACTGCTTCTTGCCCGTGGCCGACGGGGTGCTGACCATCGACGCCAGCCTGACCTGGTAGTACAGCGACAAGTTGAACGCGTTCGTCTCCCTGAAGACCAACTTGAACGTCTGCGTGCGCTTCCGGGCGAGGTCGACGACCGGGGCGTCCTCACCCCACGCGTCAAGCTGCGTGCGCTCCTCCTCGAGCGCCTCCTCGAGCCCGTCCGGGGTCACAAAACCCATGTCCGTGAAGTCGCTGCCCCACGGCTCCTCGGGGCCGGTCGGGAACGTCGCCCCAACCTCGGCGCGGTAGGCCTTGCCGGCGGTACCGACGATGATTGCTGATGCGTCGCCCACGGTGGGCCTCCTAGCTGATCGGTCGGGGTGGGCTGACGCTCATCCCCAGAGTCATTCCGACGCGCCACAGGTCGGCGTTCGGGTCTTCGGGCCGGTCCTGCGGGCCGGTCTCCTGGCTGATGCCGGTGACGATCCCGTCCGCTGTCGTCCGGCCGGGGAGCATCTCCCAGGCGGCGCACACGCGTTGCGCGAGTCGCATGGTCTTGGCGGCGTCGGCGTCGAAGCAGTCGATGGAGAAGCGCGGGTTGTCCTTCACGGCCGGGTCGGCCCAGCCGCGTATGCCCGCCACGCCACCGATCCGCAGCACCCGCACCGCGGGCAGCACCGTGTTGAGGGCCTTGCCTTCGGGGAGCTGCCCGGTGACGTGGACGTCCGGCAGGTCGGCGGCGAGCAGGGTGATGGCGATCTGCTTGCCGTCGGGGAGGACAACCGGCGCGCTCATCTAGGCCACCGTGGTCTGACTGTCGACCTTGGTCACCCAGTCCTGCAGTTCCTGCTTGGTCGCCTTGTTGGCCTTGGACTCGTCGTAGCCGCGCTTGACCGCGTAGGCGCGCCAGTCGTCCACCTTGGCCGTTTCGGCGGGCTTGCCGTCGGCGGCGGTGGTTGGCGTGGTCGTCTCGCCGGACGGCTTCGGCTCGTCGACCTGGACGGCGAACCCCTTCCAGCGGTGGGTCTCGTCGGCCGGGATGTCGATCAGGGTCCCGGGCGGCTGGTCGCCCCGCCAGAACGTCAGTCGCATCTTCACGGTGTCGCCGTCGGCCATCGGTATCTCCTTCATCAGTGATCGCCGCCAGCGGCGTCGAGTGCGTGGCTGAGCGTGTAGTGGGGGCGGTGGATCGCCCGACCGTTGCGGTCCCGCTGCGTCGTGCCGTGCTCGACGTAGTAGGCGTAGTCGACCGCCGCATCCACGTGGTTCGTGCCGTCGCCGTCCACCTTGGTGAGACGGTGAATCGACTCCTGGTAGGCACCTGTCAGGACCGGGGCAATCGCCTTGGCTACGGCGACCACGACGTCCATGCGCTGCCGCATGTCTGCCTGCACCCCGTCATCGAGAGGCAGCTCGAACTCGATCGCCTCGTAGTCCGGCTCGACATCAACCGAGACTTGGGTGGCCATCAGCCCGCCACCTCCTTGAGGTCGACGACCTGCCCCGACAATGGGCCGGCCCCCTCAGGCTCGGCAGGCACCCCGTCGACCTCCCACACCCGGTCCTGCCAGGACACGCGCATCCACTCCGTCACCCGCGGGGCGCGCGGCGGCATGAACAGGCGGGCCGTGGTCACGGTCTGGTCGCCCGCGTTCTTCGTCTCCGTCGAGCCCGTGTAGTCGACCGTCACCCGGTACACGGGCGTCGGCTTGGCGTGCTCCCAGTCGCGGTGCTGCTCGTTGTAGCCCTTGGTAACGAGCGGCGCGTCGAGCAGGGTGACGGTCTGGCGGTCGATGTGGCCCGGCATCAGCCCACCACCAGCGGATAGAACTGCAGCAGGCCGCTGGCGCGCAGCACGCTGACGACCTTCGGCCCCACCTTCGGGGCCGCACCCGCACCCTGGCCGACTGTGCGACGCGTGAAGGAGCGTTGCCCTGTCGACATGGACTGCAGATCGTCCTGTGCCCCGGACTCGTCCCCGCGGTCCATCAGCCAGTGCACCTGCCGCACCGTCGCCTTGCGCAGGATCTCCCGCACGTCGGGGTCAGTGGGGTCGTAGGCGACGCCGTACAGCACCTCATCGACCGCATCCGACGCCAGCTCCAGCAGGCGCACGGCACTGTCAGGCGCAGGCTCAGGGGCGAGCCACGCCTCGAGGTCGCTGACGGACGCATACATGGCCTTACTCCCCCGACCCCTGGTGGGCGTCCTCGTAGGTCGCCACCCAGTCCTGAAGGTCGCTCTTGGTGGAGTCCGCCGCGTCATCCTCGGGCATGCCGAGAGACACCGCGTAGGCGCGCCAGTCGGCCACCTTCGCCGTCGCAGCCGGCTTCTCCAGCTGCCGCTCGCCCTCGTCCGACGGCACGCCGCCGTCCGATGCCTCGGGCTCCGTCGGGGCGTCCGACTCCAGCGGGAGTTCGTCGCCGCGGGCGTCGTTGGGGCGGCCGTCGACGGACGCGTGCTCCGGCCCTTCGACACCCTCCCCGGCGTCGCCGACAGCAGCCGTGGACTCGGCCTCGACGGCCTGCACCCACTCGATGAGCTGCGCCTTGGTCATGGTGGACGCCTTCGTGGCGAGCAGGCCGAGCCGCACCGCATACGTCGCCCACGCCCCGGCGTGGTCGTCACGCTCGGGCCGCTCCGGCGTGCCGGGCACGTTGCGGCCGACGCGGGTGGCGGCGGGGGCGTCCGCACCGTTCTGCACGACCTGCGGCTGCACGCCCCGGTCCGGGTCGAGGAGCGGTTCGCCGTCCTCGGCCAGGCGCAGTTCACCGCG